TTTACGCTGGTTTACAACCATCGTTTAACGGAGTAAAAGTTGTTGTTAATACTGCAATTACTGCCGGAACTTTCTTAATTGGAAACTTTGGTGTTGGAACTCAGTTATGGGTTAGACAAGGCGTTAATGTTGAATTCTTTAGAGAAGATGGAACTAACGTAAGGGATGGATTTGTAACTGTTAGAGTAAGCGAAAGAGTTGCTTTAACAAACTACTTACCAAATGCGTTTGTAAATGGATCTTTTGCAACTGCAATTGCTGCATTAGAGACTCCATAATAACTAAAATAATTTATTTTAAAGGGCCTGAATTAACTTTCAGGTCTTTTTTTTTGCATAAAAACTAAAAATATTTTTTTAATTAAATAATTTTTTTTAATTTAGCCAAAACAAAAGAATTAAAAATGAAAAAATTAGCAAAAATACACAGAGACTTTATTTTAAAAATGATTCAAAATGGAGATAAAGTTTCATACATTAAAGCATATTGTAAGGGTGCTGGGTTTGACACTGATAACTATTCAAGTCCCGTTTTTATAAGCCAACAAGGTAAGATGATCTTGAGATACAGAAATATAAATTCTTATTACTATATAAAAATATAACAAATTTTAAAAAACAATAACAAAATGAAAAAATTTCAAACATTAGTATTGATCCTGGCACCAGGATATTTTATAGTCAGATTATTAACCGGATTAATTTTTAACGTATAATTATGGAGGGGCTAGATTACGATTTAAACGAGTATTTTGATTCAATAGAGGATAAGAGCGAATGTATGGAGTGCGGGGTTGATGTTCAACTTGGCAAACAATATTGTTGTTTTGGTTGCTTTAACGCTTCTCATAGGTAACGTAAATGGTTAAGGTTAGTTGCGTGAAATATTAATGAATTAAATAAATACAAAAATGAAAAACAAACAAGACATTTTAAAATTACACCCGATGATAGGTAGATTAACGCCTATGCAATGGGATGAAATACATAAAGCAATGGATGCTTATTTAAACGAATACAAAGCTGAGCAATTAACTTTAACCGATGTTAGCAAATGTAACTGCGATGGCAACGATGATGTTTTTGAGGAGCAGTATGTTTTGCAACACTTGATAAATAATACGTGGCAAGTTGTAGGGGAAAAAACCAATACTGTTTGGAAGCAAGGAGAAAAAGAAGACTGCATTAAATGGATGGATTTATAGCGGTTATGTTTGCTAACGGTTCTTGTATAAAATTAGTTTAGGAATTAAATAACAGAAATTATGAAAAAAGAAATAGACGCAGAATATATGATTAAAAGTTTAGGATTGGAAAAGAAACCTAAATTAAGTTTATACGGTGTTGTAACACGTTTAATATATGCAGTAGGAAACTTTGTTTTAGCAATGGTGTTTATTGTGTTGGTAGTGCCTCTAAACTTAGCTTATATAATAACAGGAATTGATTATGCTTTGAAATATATTAATTGGGCAGACAATGTATTTAAGCAACCATAAATGTGCTACAACGAATTGTATATGATTTGTTGAGGAACGAAATAAAATATATACGGTGTTATAAGCCGTTAATTAAAAATTAAAATATGTCACAAAGAATTAAAAATGTAGATGAAGAAATGCTTATAAATCTACAAGTAAACGTATCACTTAAATCATTTTCTAATCATAATGGTTTTAAGGAAGGACAAATAGAACAAGCAAAAGAGGAATTTAAAGATGAAATAATGAAACATCTTACAAATAAGTTATCGGATGAATACCAAATGGAAGAGTTTTTATATTCTGTAGATTTTGTAAACTACGAGGTTGATTCTAATGGCTTATAACTGGTAGGTATATGGTTAGTGCGCCTACCACAAACGATTGAATTAAGCACCGACCTTTATTGGCGCATTAACTATATACAATGTTATGCACCGTTTTAAAATAATTATGGCAGTATTTGATAAAATAGACAAAGAAAAGTATTCTGACATTTGGAACACCCCTATTGAAATAGTGAATGCTCTTGGGCAATTTGATTTAGACCCGTGCAGTAGTGAAAAAAGAAAATGGGATACAGCAAAAAAACATTTTACTATCATTGATGATGGACTGAAACAAGATTGGATTGGTAGAGTATGGCTAAATCCACCTTACAGTAAAGCGAAACTATTTATGAATAAATTGCAAAAACACGGAAACGGAATTGCATTTATATACACAAGAGTTGAAACAAAAATGTTTTTTGATAGCGTGTGGGGAAAGGCAGATGCTATTTTCTTTTTTAAAGGTAGAGTGAAATGTTATGATAAAGATTTTAATTTAACTACAAGCCCCCCTGCATCAAATTGCCTTATTGCATACGGTAAAGATAACGCAGAAGCCTTAAAAAATTGCGGACTTGAGGGGTATTTTATTGCACTAAATGGTGCATAACGTAAAAGGGTATGAATAGTTGCGATTTAAAATAAATAAATTATGGATATAAAAATAAGTATAGAATTAGAAGACAAATACTATGGTTTTAGTGATTTGTTGTATGGTAGAGAACTTAACGACCAAACAAAAGAAGAAATTATTGAATTAATAAAAGAAGATATTGGATATGTATTTGACCAACAAATTGAAGTTAAGCAATTATTTATACCCGATGTTGGTGGTAGTTTGCCGAATAAAGAAGAAATAGTTTCAAAATGTTATAATAAAGTTTTAAAAAATGATTTTAAGTTTAGAAAAGTTTTTAAAGATATTGTAGATGATGCTTATTACTCTGGTGCTTTAGATATGCACGAAGAATTAACAAAGTAAGGCAAATTACTACCAACGGAAAAGTATATGCGTTCGGTTGCGATTAGAAGCACGAACGTATCAATTTAAAACAAAACTTAATAGAATGGAAAAAGTATCGAATAAGCACCAAACCGCAACTGACGTATATACAATGTTAGCAGCTGGCGTTTTCAAAGTTTTAGTAGCCTGTGAAGAATCGCAGACAGTTTGTAAAGCATTTCGTGCGTTGGGAATAGAGGCTTATAGTTGTGATATACAAGAACCGAGTGGTGGACACCCTGAATGGCATATACAAGGCGATGCAGTAAAGGAGGCTTATAGTGGTAAATATGATATGATGATTGCACACCCACCCTGTACTTATATGAGTAAAGCGGGTGCAAGATGGATGTACCCAACAGCAGGGAATTTAAGCCAAGAACGATTTGAATTAGCAATGGAAGCGAAGGATATGTTTATGAAACTTTTGAACGCCCCAATAAAACATATTGCAGTAGAAAACCCTGTGCCGTTAAAAGTAGTTGGATTACCTAAACATAGCCAAGCGGTGCAGCCTTATGAGTACGGACACGAGTATAGCAAGAAAACCCTGCTGTGGCTTAAAAATTTACCACTATTAAAGCCGACTGATATTGTAGAAAACTATAAGCCTTATTTGCCTTCAAATACAGGAGGAAAGAAACGAGGACAAAGTTATAGTAGAGGAACAGCAAAAAATGCAAAAGAAAGTAGTAAGACGTTTGAAGGCATAGCGAGGGCAATGGCTGAACAATGGCTATTAGCTTGCTGCTAACTACTATTATGCGTAATTCAAAAATTTGAACTAATGAAAAACCCAGTAACAGAAAGACATTTAAACAAGATTGAGGAATATGTTTATAAAACAATCATCAAAGATGAGCTTGACATAGTGCAAGTTTTTGAACGTCTTGGAATTTATGCAAACCTAAAAACCATTTCAAATTATGCCAAAGATAATAACCTATCCTATAATGGCGTAAAAAAACATCGTAACATAATAGAATTATTTGGTTGCAAGTTTGTTTTAGATAACGAATAAAATATTTTGCTATCTTTACAATATGGATAGCAATCAAATTGGATGCCTGGCAGAATACAAGTTTGCAACTGCTGCAATGGAACAAGGCTTTTTTGTTTCATTTCCCTTACTTAATACTTCAAGATATGATTGCATAATTGAAACACCAAAAGGATTAATTAAAATACAAATTAAATCAGTTCATAATTTTTCAGGAAGATCAAGAGTTTTTCTAAAAGATACAAAACAAAAAAATTACAAAATAAAAGACGTTGATTTTTTTGCTATTTACTACAAAGAAAAAGACGGGTTTTTTATTATTAAAAATGATGGAATAAAAAAATCAATTGAATTGACATCTCCTAAATATTTAAAATATTTTAATAACTTTGCAGAACTTTAACTGTTTTTTCATTTTTGTTTTCCACTGGAAAAGCGTCGCAAATTTATGTGACGCTTTTTTTTTATCTTTACAAAAATATTTACATTATGAAACTAAAAATAAAACAATCTATTTTAAGAGGTGGCAAAAGATTTAATGAGGGTGATGTTTTAGAGTTAGACGCAAAGACCGCAAAAAATTGGTTAAAAAAAGGTTTAGGATCAAAAATATCTAAGAAAAAAGAAAAGCAAACCTTTGAGACAAAAGAATTAAAAGTAGAATATAAAGAAATAAAATAAAATGAGGCAAATTAAAATAAACGCAACAACCGGAAATGAAATATTAACGGCTCAAAACGTTAAAGATTATGTTCGTATTGATACAAGCGCCGACGATAATTTAATTTCTTCAATGATTACTCAGGCGAGAATATGGTGTGAAAATTATATTTCGAGAGACATAGTTCCAAAAAATAGAACTTATTATTTAGACAAAACAAATGGTTTGTTTGATTTGCCGTTTAGTCCAACGGCTAGTATTTCAGAAATAACTATTGACGGAACGGCTACAACTGATTATGAAATTTTGGGTTTAGATAATGAGACGATTGAATTAGATGGAGGATCTGCCGAAAAAGTAAAAGTTACCTACATAACAAGTGGGATAAATGATTCTTTAGTAAAACAAGCGATGTTGCAACTTATATCAACGTATTATGATAATAGAGCGGATTTTATAACTGAGCAAAACAATGTTTCAGAAATACCAACATCGACAAAACAAATTTTGACGTCTTATAAAACTATGTTTATTTAATGAATGCCGGAAAACTAGATTCTAAAATAATTATAAAACGATTAATTAAATCCCCTGATGAATTTGGCGGTTTTAGTTCTACTTTGTCAGAGGTTGCAACTGTATGGTGCAATTTAAAGCAGATTAACGGAGATATAAGCGACAAACTAGGTAAAAGAACACAAGACGTACAAGTTGAAATAATAATGCGTAAAAATACCGCAGATTTAATTCAGTTAGGAGATATATTTACACTAGAGGGCGGTACAAATAATTATCGTATAAATCAAAAGTTTGAATTTGAATTAGATTTTTACACTAAATTATTGGCAACAAAATCTGAATAAAATGAATATTAAAATCGATCAATCGGATTTGGCCCAACTTAAAAAAAAGTTAGACAATTTAAGAACATTTGATAAAAGCACATTATCAAAAGAGTTGGGAATGGCTGGTTTAGATATTGCAAGAATTGCTAAGAAAAGTGCGCCGTCTGATTATGGTACACTAAGGCAATCAATAAGATCAGAGAAACAAGGCAAAACTGTTGAAGTATTAGCCGGAGCAAAATATGCGCCTTATGTAGAATTTGGAACGGGAGCCTTTGTAACTTTTGACGATATGTTAGAGCTTGGAATACCTAAAAGCTATGCAGCACAATTTAAAGGCGCAAAGCCAGGTTATATGAAACCTCAGCCGTTTTTCTTTGGCTCTGCTAGAATTGGATTAAAAAAATTATTAATGCGCTTAAACGGCGAAATTAAAAAAGCAATAAAATAAATGAAAGAGGCAATTCACTATGTTAGAAAAGCAATTATTGCAAAGTTAAGCGGAAACGTTTTAATTAATGATGTTGCGGTGCCGGTTTACAATCGTATTCCAACAGATGCAGCCTATCCATTAATTAGAGTTTATTCAGTTTCCTCTGATGAAACAGACCAAAATCAGCAATCGTTTAATAGTGAGACAATAACACGAATAGAATGTATATCAAAATTTTATTCAGACGACGGAGGTCAATTAGATACAAATTTAATGGTTTCTCAATGTTTAGAAAACGTTAGAACAAGATCTGCAAATTATATTGATATAACTGCAAACGGATTTAATGTTTACACAAGCGTAAATAATGGCGTTTCTTATTTAGAAGATGATTTAGCAGATTCAACTTATTTTAGAGGAATTATTGAATTGTCAAATAAAATTGAACAAATTAATCCGGTTGGAGGTTTACAAAATGAATTACAAAGTGAATTACAATCTTAAAAAAAATACAAATGGCTAAAATAACTTTTTCAACAAAATCAGATAATCAAACCTCAGTACTGCCCGAGGCTAATAAGGTAACTGCTGCCAATATAAATGAAATAAAAAATTCAGTAAACGAATTATATGATTCACAAGGTGGTTGGGTTGATTATGAAGATTCTGCGACCTCGGCAACGCCAATAAATCTAACGCAAAACGTTTGGACTGATTTAACAAATGACAAGGCCGGAAGCGGAACAATTACAACATACAAGCCTAGCTTTGTAACGGGTGACTTATGGAACTCTGCAAATAATTCTTTGGTCTTTACAGAAGTTGGAGCCGGTAGAGTTATGACTGTACGAAATGATTTCGATATAACCGCCGGAGCATCAAATACAAGACTAGATGCACGTTTATATTTTCCTGATACTGGAAAATCTGTTGAGTTTATGCACGATAATATTGCAAATAATAATGATCTTGTAAGGTATTCGAGAACAACGCAATTATTTACGCATACTGACGTTTTAACAAGCGGTTGTAAAATTCAAGTTCGAGTTGATAAATCAGGAGCAACCGCAACTATTGAAAATTTTTTAATTTCAGTAATATCACATTTTTAAAATTAAGAAATGCGACAAATAAACAAAATTATAATTCATTGTAGCGCTACGCCTGAGGGCAGAAAAGTAAGCGCAGAAACAATAAAAAATTGGCACATAGAAAGAGGCTTTTCTGATATTGGTTATCATTATATTGTTCATTTAGACGGATTAATTTCTTATGGTAGAAATATTGAAAAAGTTGGCGCACATTCAAGAGGCCAAAATAAAATGTCGATAGGCGTTTGCTATATTGGAGGCTTAGACGAATGTTTAGACGCTAAAGATACAAGAACGCCACAACAAAAAGAAAGTCTGTCAGACTTGTTAAAAACATTGAAAAGATTGCATCCAAAAGCGGTTATTTATGGCCACAGAGATTTTAGCGAAAAGGCTTGTCCGAGTTTCGATGCTTTTAACGAATATAAATACTTAGAATAATGCCAAAGAAAAAATTTAAAGATACCAAGGTTGGTCAGTTTATTTTAAAAAAAATACCTGGATTTGTTGGGGATATACTTCCTGAAAAAGGTGTTTTAGGAGTTGTTAAAAACTTAATTGATAACGATCCTGAATTAACAAGCCAAGATAAAACGCAATTACATAATGAATTGATTGAATTGTATCAGTTAGAGGTGGCCGATAGAGATTCAGCAAGAAAACGAGAGGTTGAAAAAGCTAAAACAGGAGGCTTTGACTTTATGTTTAATTTAACCGGAATTATTGGTTTAGGCGCCTTTGCTTTTATTATTTACGCAATTGTTTTTTTAAATATACCGGAATCGAATAAGGAAGTTTGGATTCATTTGATTGGTATTTGTGAGGGAATTGTACTATCAATTTTTGGCTACTTTTTTGGATCTGCCGTTAGGAAAAATAATTAAAAATCTATAATTTTAATTTTTGTATTTTTGTAAATATATAAAATTTTAAAATTTAGATATGGCTTCAGATTTATATTATTCAGGTGAATTTCAAAAACTATCATTTGGCGACAAGGGTTTAAGAGTTATTGCTGCATCGGCTACGTCGTTAGCGGGTGAAAACTTTTGCGCTATTCAGGCCTTAGAATCTTCAACAATTTCTTGTGATATTGATACTGTTGGCGGTGATTCGTCAATAACTTCTTTAGCACTAGGTGCGGGATCAATTATTTACGGAAACTTTGACGATGTTAGTGTTGCAAGTGGAAAAGTTGTTTGTTATTTAAGATAAATATTTTATGATAGGATTAGGATTAAAATTACAAGTAAATCCAGCAATCAATAATGTGATCGATAACTTGCTTTCAGAATTAGAGGCAAGAGCAACCTATTATGAGAATGTAACTTGTACAAAAGCAACATTAACTGAACTTGAAATAATAACATAGTATGTCCAATTTATTAGATAAAGCATCAATATTACTTACACCAACTGCATACGACAATGGTAGAATGTTAAGTGTAAAGCCAAATGAAAACTTATATGGCTCAGAGCTTGTTACAAATGGAGATTTTGCTACCGATAGTGATTGGACTAAAGGAACAGGTTGGACTATTGCAAATGGTAAAGCTAGTCAATCAGGTGGTAATGCTACTTTACAACAAAGTGGAATATTAACTGCTAATAAAACATATAAACTAGTTTTTGAAATAACTGAAATAACAAGTGGAAGTGTTAGATGTTATTTTGGCGGTAATTATAGTACATACAGAAGCAGTACAGGTACATATACAGAATATATAACTAATGGTAGTACCTCTACTTTTTTTATACAAGGTAATGTATCATTTGCAGGCTCAATAGATAACGTTTCAGTAGTAGAAGATTTAAGTGGAGATTTCCAATTCAGTAGAAGTTCTGCTGCAACTAGAGTTAATGCACAAGGTTTAGTAGAAAACGTACAGATAATTAGTCCAGAGTTAGTTTCAAATGGAGACTTTTCACAGATAGGTACAGAAGAAGTTTTAAACGGAAACTTTTCACAAGAAAGTTCAGAACTGATTACAAATGGTAGTTTCGACACAGATAGTGATTGGAGTAAAGTAAATGCAACTATTAGTGGTGGTACAGGAAACCTAAACGGAACAGGGGTAACATCTCTGTTATTTCAAAATATTTTAACTGATGGAAAAACTTATACAGCTACTTTTACTATTTCAGACTATAATGGTTCTGGGTCAGCAAAAATAATAAACTCAAACGGAGATACTTATTATACAATAACAGAAAATGGCACTTTTACAATATATTTTAAACATATTTTTGCTGATGGACTATTTTATTTTAGAGCTATAAGTGGTGCAGCATACTCAATAGACAACGTTTCAGTAAAAGAAGTCGGACAAAATTGGAGTTTAGGAGATGGTTGGACTATTAGTAATTTAGGTGCTACTTGTAGTGATTTAAACAATAATCTTACCCAAGATGTTGGAGTTACTGCTGGAAAAGTATACAAAGTAACGTTAGATGTAACAGATTATATAAGTGGAACTTTAGCTATTGACATAGGGGGTTCTTCAAATCAAACTGCAACATCTTTAGGTAGTAAAACATTTTATTTTACAACAACATCAACTGGTCTTTTAAGGTTTTATGGTGGTGCTTTTAGAGGTACTATAACCAACATTTCAGTTAAAGAAGTAGGGCAAGATTGGACAGTAGCAAATAGTGATGCAAATAATTATGTAGAGTTTAATCAAGAACAAGGAACTGCAAGGTTAAAGTTTTTAAACACATCACCTATAACTGAATTTTACACATCAACTAATCCTATGATAGGTGGAAGAACTTATCAATTAACGGTAGATGTTGCGGAGGCAACAAGCGGAAGTATAAAAATAGATGGAGGTGGTATATCTCAACAAGTTTTTAATACTGCTGGTATTAATACAAGAATAATTTCACCAACATCAAACACTAATGTAAAATTTTACAGAGCATCTGCAAATGTAGATATAACCTTAAATAGTGTTTCATTAAAAGAAATAACAGACGATACAAACATACCAAGAATAAACTACGAAGGGTTTAGTTATCAAGATACTTTAGGAAGTGAGGAAATTGTAAATGGAGATTTTAGTAATGGAAGTGCTAATTGGTTTAATCCCGATGGGGCAGCAACGTTTTCAAATAATAGTGTTACAATAAATGGAGGAAGTGGTAATAGAAGAATAAATCAACCAAATGTTACATCTCCAACAACTTCTCAATTTAAACTACAATATGAAATAACTGAAAAAGTAGGAACATCAGATTTAAAAGTTTATACAAATAATTCTGGAAGTGCTGCATATACAATAGTGCCTTCAACTATTGGTGTTCATACATTTTATTTTAGTTCAAATTTAACTACATTTTATTTTAATTTTAGTGATAGTAGTGGTTCAATAACAATAGACAACGTATCTGTAAAAGAAGTTACTGGTCAAGAAGTAGTACCAGATAGTGGATGTGGAAGTTGGTTGCTAGAGCCACAGAGTACGAATTTGATAACTTATAGTGAGGATTTTAGTTTATGGGCAAACGGCACTACATACACGACGCAAAATTATAGTGTTAGTCCAAGTGGTGAACAGAATGCTTCCAGATGTTTATTCACTGGAGCAAATCAAAATATACAATTAAGTTTCAGTAACTCCGCAGAAACAACTGCATCAATATACGTCAAAGGAGTAAGTGGTGAGACAATAAGGTTTGGTACTTCATTTCAAGAAAATAACTTTACACTTGACGGTACTTGGCAAAGGTTATCAATAACAAGAAGTGTGAGTCCTTATAGCTTTGCAATAAGCATAAGTACTTATGGAGGCGCAACCGCTAGAGATATTGAAATTTGGGGCGCACAAGTAGAAAACTTATCCTACGCAACCTCATACATTCCAACTAACGGAGCAACAAACACTAGGCTACAAGATATTGCAACTAATAGTGGGAACTCTACTTTGATAAATAGTACAGAGGGTGTATTGTATGCAGAGATAGCAGCTTTGGCTGATGATGGCACAAATAGGATTATAAGTTTATCAGAGAATGGAAACATAGGTAATAGGGTAAACATATTTTATACGTCTGGCTCTAATAAAGTAAAGTTTGTTGTAAGGGTTAATAATTCTAATGTATTTGATGATACAATAACATTATCAGATATTGTAGCCTATAATAAAATAGCTTTAAAATATAAAGAAAATGATTTTGCAATTTGGATTAACGGAATAAAAGAAACAGAGCAATTAAGTGGCTCTACATATTCAGAAAATACACTTGATAAATTAAACTTTGACCAAGGTAGTGGTAGTTTTCCTTTCTACGGAAACACAAAAGCACTAGCAGTTTACAAAGAAGCATTAACAGATGCAGAATTACAATCTTTAACAACAATATAAAATGCACATATACAAATTAGTTTTTGATACAGAACAACAAGGCAAACAAGTCTTAATAGATAACAACGTTTGGGAAGAAATAACAATAGAGGGTGTTACAACAATGCAATATATTAACGGAACAAAAGGTGTTGTAAATATTGGAAAAGTAATTAATCCACAAGCGACAACAGACCCAGAGCATCCTATTTATTATCCTGGTTACGCTTATGACGTAATGAGTACAGATGAATTAGAATTAGAACAATACAGAGTTTATCCAAATGGATCTGCTGCACATATGTTTTATGGTTATAAAAGAGACGATGATAAATAAAGATATAATTACAAGTATTCAAAAAGATAAATTATTACACTTCTTTGTAGGCAGTTGTATTTTATTTTTATCATTGTTGTTTTTCAACACATTAATTTCAGTTAGTATTGTTGTTGTTATAGCAGCTTTAAAGGAAATTATTTATGACGATTTTTTAGCAAAAGGAACGCCCGAAGTTGAAGATTTTATTTATACCATTGTGCCTTGTTTGCTGCACATTATTAATTGTTATGTTTAATATAAGATTATTTTTAAGTTATTTGGAAAAATTCAGCCTTGCAATATGGGGGTTAAACCTTATGGATATATTAGCAATTTCTAATATTGATTTTTTTAATAATATAGACGGAAACTTAAAAACATTATTTGGAATTGTTGGTTTTGTTTATTTGCTTATTCAGTTGCCTTTTAAGGTAATGGAATTAATATCAAAGCATAAATTCAACAAACTAGAAAACGAATTAAAAGAACAAGATCTACTAAGCAAAAAAACGCATCTTGAAGATTTAAAAGAGGTAAACAAAGTTTTAAAAGATTTTGACGAAGTACACAAAAAGAAATAAATATGTCTATTTTAAATGATTCTGTTTTTTTATTACAGCCAACTGGAGTAAAGGAAAGTAAAATTTATTCTACATTTCCAACAAACGGCGATGGGGATTTTACTTTTTCAAGAAATTCATTAAAAAATAGAATTGCGCAAAATGGATATATTACAGAGGTACAACAAAACATTCCAAGCCTTTCATATAAAACAATAAGTGGAGTTTCTAATGGTTGCCCACATATTGCATTAGAGGCACAATCTACAAATTTAATTACATATTCTGAAAGTTTTAGCGAGTGGACTAGCGTTGGAAATGCAGTTGTAACAGATAACTTTATTGCTTCGCCTGATGGTACAAAAAACGGAGCTAAAATTGTTTTTGACGGAACATCAAACGCAAGAATTGAGATAGCAGTTACATCAACCGGACAAATTACACAATCAATTTATTTAAAATCAGAGGCCGAAACTCAAGACGTTAGCATTGGATGCGTTTCAACTGATTTAAAAGTTGTAACCTTAACAAACCAATGGCAAAGGTTTTCACACACAAGCGCATCGGGATCTACTCCAAGGGTTTTGTGTAACGATGCTGCAACAATTTATGTAGCTCAGGCACAAGCCGAAAATTCTAGCTTTGCATCTTCTTATATTAAATCAAATGAGGGTGCTGCATCTTCAAGATTAACAGAGGGTGCTTTTAGTTCTAATTTTTCAACCTCGACAACTTTTCCGGCAAATACCTCAACTTTCGTATTGTGGTTTTCTTATAATGGTAAAGACGGAGAGTTTAATAAACTATTAAGATTTAAAGACCATTCCGGAGGTAATTCAATGCGCCTTGAAACTTATTCAAATAATTTAATAAATATATTTGGCGACAATATAAGTGGATCAGGATTAATAAATGGAGGATTTACCTTACAACCTGGAACACTTTGCAAAATGGCAATAGCTTATGATACGTCAAACACTTACGTTTATATTAATGGCACAAGTGTTGGACTAAATGCACCAACAGGAGTTTTAAATATTATTGACAATATTTACAATATTAGTACAACTATGAATAATATTAATATTCATAGAATTGCAGTTTTTAATACACTTAGATCAACAGACGATTTAGTTGCTTTAACCTCGTAAAATTATAATTAAATATTTTCGTATATTTACACAAAATTAATAACATTAAAAATTATATAAATGGCTACAACCGGAGTATTTAACGGAACTAACTTAATTTTAACAGTAGAGGGAACTACAGTTGGGCATACTACAAGTTGTTCAATGTCTTTATCAATGGACACTCCTGAAGCTACAACAAAAGATTCAAACGGGTTTTCTGAGTATATCGGAGGCGTAAAAGGTGGTGAAATATCTTTTGAGGGATTAGTAGTTTATGACGATACGGCAAACGCTATCGAAATGGCTGATTATCTTTTAGCAAGAACGCAATTAACTTGTGTTTTTGGAACTGCTGAAACTGGAGACGCAATTTATACTGCTGAGGCGTTTTTATCAAGTGTTGAAATGTCTGCTGAAATGGAAGCTGCCGTAACTTATAGCGGATCTTTAACAATTACAGGAGCAATCACAAAATCAACTAACTAATTAACTTTAGTTTATTTATACAGGGCCGCCGTCAATATTTGGCGACGGCTTTTTTTACATTAATTTTAAACCTTAAAAAATGACAAACAAAAAAAGAGGTTACATTGACATCAAAGTTGGTAACAAAAACAGAACACTACATTTTTCAATGAATTTTTGGTCGGAATTTACCGAGCAATTAGGAATAAGTTTAGCCGATATTGGCGGAGCTTTTCAAAACGGAATATCAATCAAAGGTTTAAGAGCCTTAGTTTATTCTGCAATCCTGGCAAACGATCAAGAAAAAGGAAACGAAATTGATTACAATTTATTTACTGTTGGCGCCTGGCTCGATGAATTAGACGCAGAAAAAATAAATGAAATTGTTGAGGTAATGTTGCAATCTAAAATTTTAGGTAATAGTTTAAATGGCGAAACAGAAGCCAAGGGAAAGCGTCAGCCGTCAAAGAAGAAGTAAATTTTGAAAGTTTAACTGACCATTATATTGGTTTAGTTGGAATAAAGCCTGACGATTTTTGGCGGCAAACCTGGCGAGAAAATGCTTTAATGGCTCAACACTATCATAACAATATAAATTTAAATTGGGAGCAAACACGCTATATTGCAGTAATGATTCACAACGTGCAATGTGAGAAAAAATCTCAAATGTTAAAGCCTGAAGATTTATTTGAATTGCCAAGTGATATTGCAAGAAAAAAGAAAAGGGCAGAGCCTAAATCCACAAAGGAGCAAATGGATGCTTTTATGGTAAAATATCAATCAATGACCAATAAAAAGACGTTAAAATAAAAGCGTCTTTTTTTTTGTATTTTTGTTTCAACTTATTTAATACTATGCCTGAACAAAATTTAAAAATAAATATTACCGGAGATTCTTCAAAGCTATCAAATGCGCTAAGTTCTGCGAGTTCTAAATTATCAAAATTTGGCTCAAAAATGCAAAGCGTTGGAAAGTCATTAACAACAAGATTAACTCTGCCTTTAGCCGTTGCCGGTGGTGCGGCGGTTAAATTTGCAAGTGATTTTCAAGAATCAATGAACAAAGTAGATGTTGCTTTTGGTAAATCAAAAAAAGAAGTAAAAGACTTTGCAAAAACTACTCTAAAACAATTTGGTATTGCAGAGGGTAGCGCCTTAGATATGGCCGCCTTGTTTGGAGATATGGCTACCTCAATGGGATTAAATCAAAGCGCTGCTTCTGATATGAGTACGTCTTTAGTTGGTTTGGCCGGAGACTTAGCGTCTTTTAAAAATATAGGTATTGATCAGGCAACAACTGCTTTGGCGGGTGTTTTTACCGGAGAAACAGAATCTTTAAAAAGATTAGGTATTGTTATGACTGAGGCAAACTTAAAAAGTTTTGCTATGGAGAGAGGAATGAACGCCAATATAAAAACAATGACACAAGCGCAAAAAGTTGCGTTGCGTTATAAGTTTATAATGGAAGCAACCTCAAACGCTCAGGGAGATTTTAGCAGAACAAGCGGGGGTGCTGCAAACCAAATGAGAATATTTCAGGAATCTTTAAAAGAACTTTCTGCAAAGTTTGGTCAAATCATATTACCGGTATTTACTAAATTAGTAACATTTGCCAACGGCTTATTGCAAAAGTTTTCAGAACTAAGCCCAACAACAAAAAAACTAATTGTAATTTTTGCGGGTGTGGCTGCGGCTTTAGGGCCAGT